CCGCCGGTGTCGCCGCTGCTGGACTCGGTGGCCCGACACCTACGCCGGTACCGGGTGGCCCGGGTGGTAGACCGCAGGAGCCGAGAGACGTGAACCTCGTATGAAGACCGCCGCATGGCAGCGCAAGGCAGGGCAGAACCCGAAGGGCGGTCTGAACGAGGCCGGTCGCCGCTCTGCCAAGGCCGAGGGGATGAACCTCAAGGCCCCGGTCAAGTCAGGGGACAACCCGAGACGCGCCAGTTTCCTTGCCCGGATGGGCAACGCTCCCGGCCCGATGGTCGGGAAGGACGGCAAGCCGACACGCCTCGCCCTCGCCCTGAAGGCATGGGGTGCGAACTCGAAGGAAGACGCTAGGGCGAAGGCCCGGGCGATCAGCAACCGCAACAAGGGGAAGTGACCATGCCGCTCAAGAAGGGATACAGCCAGAAGACCATCTCGCGCAACATCTCAGCCGAAGTCCGCGCCGGTCGCCCGCAGAAGCAAGCCGTGGCGATCGCCATGAGCACGGCTCGCAAGGCAGCCAAGAGCGCCGGTAAGGGAATGGCAGCACGCAAGCTGATGGCGAAGTGATGCCGGACAGAGCAGAACAGGTCAAGGCAGTCCTCGCGCTCGTCGAGGACGGCATGTCGGAGAACGCCGCCTGTCTACAGGTCGGCATCAATCGGGCAACCTTCCGAGCAGCGGCGTTGAAGGTCACGGCTGGTGACAATTACGCGCGCGCATTGGAAGCACTCGCTCAGGATCAGGTCGAGAAGGCCGAGCAGGTCATCGAGGACATGCGGAACGGGGTCATCGATGCCCAGCAAGCGCGGGTCGAGCTCGACGCCCGCAAGTGGTTTGCCTCCAAGTTCCTGCCCAAGCGGTACGGGGACAAGGCCGAGGTCGAGCACTCGGGTAACGTCGGCCTGACGGTCAATGTCGTGCGGATGACGGATGCCGACAGTAACGCTGCCGGCTAATGGCTGGCGACCGCGCCCATACCAGATGCCGGCGTGGGCCGCGCTCGAGGGCGGCTGCAAGCGGTTGGCCCTTTCTTGGCACCGAAGATCGGGGAAGGATGACCTGAGCCTTCACTGGGCTGCTGTGTCGGCCATGCAGCGGGTGGGCGGCATCTGGCACATGCTTCCCCAGGCGAACCAGTCCCGTAAGGCTATCTGGGATGCGGTGGACCCGCATACCGGGCGGCGGCGCATCGACGCTGCATTCCCGCCCGAGCTTCGAGAATCGACCCGCGAACAGGACATGTTCATCCGGTTCAAGAACGGCTCGACTTGGCAGGTCGTGGGCTCGGACAACTACAACAGCCTGATCGGTTCCCCGCCCATGGGGGTGGTGTTCTCCGAGTACGCGCTCGCCGACCCGAATGCTTGGGCGTTCCTGCGTCCCATCCTTGCGGAGAACGGCGGCTGGGCGATATTCATCAGCACCCCTCGTGGCCGGAACCACTTTGCCCGTCTGGTGGACTACGCCCGGAAGGACCCTGCGTGGTTCGGGCAGGTGCTGACGGTCGAGGACACCAAGGCGATCTCGAAGGACATCATCGACCGAGAGCGCAAGGAGCTGCGGGTCGAGCGCGGTGAGAAGGAAGCCGAGGCCATCATCCGGCAGGAGTATTACTGCGACTTCGATGCCGACATTCCCGGTGCGTACTACGGCGATGCCATCCTCAAGGCGGAGCAGGGCGGCAGATCTGGCGAGTTCCCGCATATCGTCGGCCAGCCGGTCGGGACGGCATGGGACATCGGCATCGGCGATTCGACGGTCATCTGGTTCTACCAGCTCGTCGGCCACAAGGTGCGCATCATCAACGTGCTGGAAGGCTCCGGCGTCGGGCTCGAGTGGTACGCGAAGAAGCTCCTCGCCATGGACTATGTGTATGCCGATCACATCTGGCCGCACGACGGGGCGGTGAAGGAGTGGGGGTCTGGCAAGTCCCGGCTCGAAACAGCGGCGGGATATGGGCTCAAGCCTCGGGTGCTTGAGGCTGACTCGGTGGACGATGGCATCCAGGCGGTGCGCCAGATGCTGCCGGTGGTCGAGTGGAACAAGGCTCCCGACCCGTTCCCCGGCGAGACTGCCGAGGACGCAGCGGCTCGCATGACCCGGGCGATGGATGCCGTCCGGCAGTACCGGCGCGAATACGACGACCGGCTGCAGCGGTTCAAGGACAGGCCACTCCACGACTGGACGAGTCACTACGCCGATGCTCTGCGGTATCTCGCCAAGGGTCGTAGACCGTTCCGTGGGACGGTGCGGCGGGCTGGTCCGGGGGTGGCTGTAGCAGATTACTCAGTGTTCGGCTAGACTCGCGCCAAAGTCTGCCACGAGGTGCGTCATGTCCGGTCTGTTCAAGCCCAAGATGCCGAAGATCGAGCCGCCCCCGCCTGCTCCCGAGATCGATGTGGCAAAGCAGCGCGAGATTGAGTCCACCCGGCTGCGTCGGCGGCGCGGGCGTGCTGCCACAATGATGTCCACGCCTGAGACCCAGCAGATGGGCGGCGTCGCTACGACCCGACTGCTGGGCGGCGGCATGTAATGGCGACGAAGAAGATCACGCAGTTCAGCTCGCTAGCGCAGGGTGACCTCGACTCGCCGGTCGATGTCTTGCCGATCGTCGATGTTGGCGCAGGCGAGACCAAGAAGGTCACCGCAAAGGCGCTGGCCGGTGCTGCGGTCGGGGACTTGGTGAACGTCTGGAACAACGTCGCAACGACCTTCTCGGCCATCAAGCTCGATGTCACCGACACGGCTTCTGCCGCAGGGTCGTTCCTGCTCAACCTGCTCGTCGGCGGTGCTGCCCGGTTCCAAGTGACCAAGGCTGGTGCGGTGACGGCGGCGAGTTCCATTCGCTCGACCTCGGCCTCTGGCGGCGTGGGGTACGCGACCGGCGCGGGTGGTGCGGTCACGCAGGCGACCTCACGCACAACCGGCGTGACGTTGAACGCCATCTGCGGGCAAATCACGCTCTTTGCTGCGTCGATCTCCGGTCACGAGGCTGACCAGTTCGTGCTGACGAACAGCGCCATCGAGGCCGGTGACGTGGTGGTGACGAGCATCAAGTCCGGCCTGACGGCTGGGACGGCCAAGTACTACAACGTCCAGGTGGTCGCGGTCAGCGCCGGTCAATGCACCATCTCGGTCGGCAACATCGACAATGGCACGGTCCCATCAGCCGGGACCGATACGCCTGTCATCACGTTCGCAGTCATCAAGGCCGTAGCGGCCTAATCGGAGATAGACATGGCAACAGGCATTGTTCTCGTATCGAACGCCAGCGCGACTGGCGCGTGGTTCGCATGGCCGGGTGGTCGTGGCGAGTTCCGTGTTGAGGCGACCTTCGGTGGCGGCACGGTCAAGCTCCAGTGCAAGGGGCCGAACGGCACCGCGCAGGATGTCGGCGTCGATACGACCCTGACGGCTGCTGGCGGTGGCATCTTCGAGCTGGGTGCGGGTGAGATTCGCTGCAACATCGCCACCGCGACCGCTGTCTATGCCATGGCGTTGCGCATCCCGAGCCCGAACTTCTGATGCGCACATGGCCGCGAAGTCAGGAGCGCACCGCCGACCGGACGCTGCGGCGTGACGGGACGGGCGATGACCAGCCTGTTGGCAACCTCGTAGCCGAGAACGGAGACAATCTCGCGCTCGAGAACGGCTACTTCCTGCTTTGGGAGTGACGATGGACTCACGCGCACAAGACGTCCTGCAAGGCTACGACCGGCTCAAGGGCGCTCGTGGCACATGGGAGTCCCATTGGCAGGAAGTTGCCGAGCGCGTCTGGCCGTCCATGGCCGAGATGACCGGCCAGCGCACACCGGGCGAGAAGCGGTCGGAGAAGATATTCGACTCGACGGCGCAGCGGGCCTTGCCCCGATTCTCTGCCGCGATGGACTCGATGCTGACACCAGCAACGCAGATGTGGCACGGATTGCATACCGGCATCCCCGAGCTCGATGAGAATGTGGCGGTGCAGCGGTGGTGCGATTCCCTGCGAGACATCCTGTTCCGGCAGCGGTATGCGCCGACCGCCAACTTCGCCTCGCAGGTGTTCGAGTGCTACATGAGCCTCGGTGCGTTCGGCACCTCGACGCTGTTCATCGACGAGATCCCAGGCGTGACCTTGCGGTACCGCGCCATCCCGCTCTCCGAGATCGTCATCGACCTCGACCATACGGGTCGGGTGGACACGGTGTACCGCTGCTTCCAGTTGACGGCGCGGCAGGCGATGCAGGTGCCGGGCTGGGCTGACAAGCTCCCGAGAGGCATCAAGGCTGCGGGAGATGCGAAAGCGAACGACATGTTCGAGTTCATCCACTGCGTCAAGCCGAACGACGGGTATAAGTCGGGCAAGGCCGGTGCGGACGGGATGCAGTTCATGTCGCGCTATGTTGCCCGGCAGGGTGATGCGCTGCTGGCAGAGTCGGGCTATCGCTCGATGCCGTATGCGGTGGGTCGGTATGTCACCGGCCCGCGTGAGATTTATGGGCGGTCACCTGCGATGGAGGCTCTGGCCGACATCAAGTCCCTGCAGGAAATGGAAAAGACCATGCTTCGGATGGCGCACCGCATGGTCGACCCGCCGCTCATCCTCTCCGAGGAGGGGGCCCTTAATGCCTTCTCGGTGCGCCCCAATGCCCTGAACTACGGCTACCTCCGCGAGGACGGGACGCCGCTGGTTCAGCCGCTCATGACGGGCGGCAACCTGCCGATCGGCATGGAGATGTCCGACCAGAAGCGCAAGGCGGTGAACGACTCGTTCCTCGTGACGCTGTTCCAGATTCTGGTCGAGAGCCCCCGCGTGATGACGGCGACCGAGGTGATGCAGCGAGCCCAGGAGAAGGGTGCGCTGCTCGGGCCTACGATGGGTCGACAGCAGTCGGAGTTCATCGGCCCCATCATCGAGCGCGAGCTAGACCTGCTCTCGGCGTCGGGCGCGTTGCCCGTGCCGCCCCCGCAGCTCATGGATTATGTGATGGCGGGTGGCGAGATTCTGCCGAAGTACACCGGCCCGCTCGCTCGGCTGATGAAGGCCGAGGAGGCTGCGGGCATCCTGCGCACCATCGAGGCGATCCTGCCGGTCGCGCAGGCATCGGGGGACATCAAGGTGCTGCGGCGCATCAACGCTGACCAGGCACTCAAGGTCATCGCCGAGGCGAACAATGTCCCGGCCAAGGCGCTGCGGACGGACGAGGAGCTCGAGGCCATGGACATGGCAGATCAGCAGGCCGCGCAGATGCAGCAACTTCTCGCGGCTGCTCCGCTTGCGGGTCAGGCTGCGGAGCGGTTTGCCAGGGCCGAGCAGATTGCGGCTTCTGCGCCTCGGCGTGAAGTGCTCGGGATTTAATCGATGGCGAACGATTCCGACATCCTTGCGGTCAGACTTAACCTGTTGCACGAAGACGTGGGCGAGATCAAGACGGCGCTCGGCAAGTTGTCCGATGCCATCACGAAACTTGCGCTTGTGGAGCAGAACCAGTTGCAGACGGCAGAAGCGATGGAGCGTGCGTTTACGGCAATTGAGCGCATCGAGCGCCGGGTTGAGAAGCTGGAGCATTCCGGGTGGGAGAGTTCGCACTCGGCCAAGTGGGTTGACCGCGCCATCGTGGCGGCTATCACGGTCGGTGGCATGGCGTTGCTGCGGACTGTCGGGATCGGCTGACATGAGCAGCCGCCGACTTGAGGACCTGCACCCGCTGATGCGTCCGCTCGTGAATGCGTTCCTCGCGGCGTGTGTGCGTGACGACATCGACATCCTCGTGACCTGCACCTACCGATCGGATGAGGAGCAGGCGCGACTCTATGCGCAGGGGCGCACCAAGCCCGGCCTCAAGGTGACGAATGCGAAGCCCGGCCAGTCAATGCACAACTTCCGCTTCAACGGGAAGCCTGCGAGTTTGGCCGTGGACGTCGTCCCGATGGTGAGCGGCAAGCCGGTCTGGTCTGCGACCGCCCCGGTCTGGCAGCAGGTC